CCTGACTTTACTCGTCGTGGTTCATCGCAGACAGAGCGTTCATGTTATGATGCTCAGGTAAGCGATAGTAATTATCTGACCTTTCCATCAGTAATGACGGATAGGTTGAAGACAGGATCATTCCTAGATCACTGGAAACCCATCAACTTGGTGGATTCGAGGGAGCTCCTTCTAGAATATTCAAGAAGGAAGCTCTGGCATGAGAACATCCGAAGGAATTGGGTCCAGAAAACTTTGAACCGAGAAGAGAAGGGGGAATCTTTGATCCCTCTTCTCCGAACATCGGGTCTCCCTGAATCAGTCCTGAAAGGATTGGAACAGGGGGGAGTTTCAAGAAAGGGTCTAACCTTTTCTGCTTTTCCACCACCAGGACCGTTACCGGTTAGGGTGGTTCCGATTGTAGAACCTTTAAAGGTTCGTACAATCACAGCAGGAATTGGTCAGACATTTTGTTTGAAACCCCTCCAGAGAGCGATGTGGGAGGCCATGGGTGAAGAAAAGCAATTTACTTTAACTCATGGAACGAATAACCTAAATACCGCTGTTAAGCGGTTATTTGATAATTCTACTCCTAACTCAGTTTGGATTTCTGGCGATTATTCCGCCGCGACGGATTCATTTTCAATTGAAGCCTCGAAGGCCCTTTTACAGGGCATTCTGGAGTCAATTGATCATGAACCAACAAAACGTTGGGCTATGAAAGAAATTTCTCCCCATCTACTTGTCTATCCTGGATCGTCGGGTATTAACCCGGTACTTCAGAAAAGTGGACAGTTGATGGGTAGTCTTCTCTCATTCCCCTTACTTTGTCTTCTAAACGATTGTACGGCCCGATTTAGTGGTCTCACTCCTGATCAATATTTGATCAATGGTGATGATATACTTATTCGAGCTCCTAAGGTGTTCTATCCAAAGTGGAAAGAACAAGTCGAAAAATTTGGACTTGAGCTTTCTTTAGGAAAGAATTATGTACATCCCCATTTTGGTACTGTGAATTCACAGTTAATCCATCACGGAGAAGTCATTTCTTCAGGAAAACAACGCGTTTTAGATCGTCGTTCCGAGGTTCTCGGAGAATGCCTTAGGGATTTAGAACTACATATGACGGAAACTCCATCTATGGAAGTTCAGGAACTTTTTAAGTCCGTGAATCGGATGAAACTCTCTCGTACTGTAAGGGACATAGCTGTCCCGGTCAGTCACGGAGGATTATCCTTTTCATGGGGTAAAGAGGCCCTGACAAAGAAATCGAAGAGAACGCAAATACTGTGTTATCTTCATGATCTTTTCCAGAAGATGAAACCTATGTCAGGTTGTCTTTCTATTCCCTACCTTTCGACAAAAGAGAAAACTATAGCCGAAGTTTGTGAGCAAGAGAGGGCTTTTAATGAGGTCGTGGACTCTAAGGAGTATCATGAGGATTTCTTGACCGTGACAGATATCTGTCTCGTTCAGAAACGATGCATGACTCATCCCAAATTAAGGGATACCCTTTTGGGTCAAGATATACGAACTCTTCCAAGCCTCTCCTT